CAATATGAATAAGAATCCAAAATATTATATAGGTAAATACAAGAATATAAAAGTTATTGATGTAGTTCAGGATTTTGATTTAACTCATAATCTAGCTACAGCAGTAGAATACTTATGTAGAGCAGGTAAAAAAGATAAAAACAAATATTTAGAAGATATACAAAAAGCAATAAATCATTTAGAATTTGAATTAGAATATGAAAGAACAAAATTAGGTAAAGACAAAAGTTATTGGAAAAATATAAAATAAAATTATGGCTATAGTATTTAACACTGAAAAAAGAAAATTAAAAGATTTAAAAGAATATGAATTTAATCCTAGATTAATAACTAAAGCACAGTATATTCAATTAAAAAAATCTATTAAAAAATTTGGATTAGCAGAAATACCTTGTGTAAACAAAGATAATATTATAATAGCAGGGCATCAACGAATAAAAATATTAAAAGAATTACATCCACCTGAATATGAAATAGATGTCAGAGTACCTTCAAGATTATTGACTGAAGAAGAATTTCAAGAA